ATATTAAAGTGCCTAGTGTAGAACCACCAGCATTCTTTAATGTAATAGTATTAGCAGCAGCTTGTGTTTGTATTCTAACAAAATGAGCTCTATCAAAATTACTAGCACTTATTGTAGCACCAGCAGCTGTAGTAGTTCCTTTTATTTTAACGCAAGTATCGGCCATTTATTTTTCTCCTAATTGTTCTAATATTTCTTTATCAAAATAATCATTAAATTTTTCTGAATTTATATTATGAAATTCTGCTACTTTATTAACAGAATTTTCAAATCTTGTTATAATATCACCTGTTTCTTTTTCTATTAATTTAAAAACATCACTTACCGCTTCTTTCATTAAAGGGCTTAAATCTTTAAATGATTGAGAATCTATTTCTAAATTTTTTTTAACTATTTGACTCACCTGCATCTGAAACACCTTGTGTTAAATCAATCTGTGCCTCACCATCAGCACCAGCTGTTGTAGTGGGTGAAATTGAACCGTCTGGATTAAAAGTTCCAGGATCAGCTATAGTTGGTTTTGGATCGCTATAATCAGCAGCTTCAACATTTCCATTAAACATATTTCCTGCTATATCTTTTCTAGCGTTATCTAAAGCGTCTGCTACTTTACTTCTTAAAGCGTCTTTAAAAGCTTCTCCAGCGTCAGCGCTACTACCGTTTGCTAATTGGTCAATAAAGTTTTTTGTGTTATCATTTATGTCTGCCATAATTTACTCCTTTTATATAATTTCTGAATCGGAAGATTGAGCTGTAGGACTAGCAATAATGCCGTCATCAATTTCTTTTTTGATTTGTTTGTCCATATCTTCAATTTCTCTTTCGTTTTGTTTAAGTACATTTTTTCTAACATATGATACTGAAAAGAATTTACCAATGTAATCTCTCATTTCATTGGCCAATGCTAATCTTTCTCGTAACATTTCTGTTTGTTTTAATTCGGCGAAATGGCCGTCTTGTAAAAAATCATATTGTAAACAATCTCTTACTTCAATCCAATCGTCTTCATTTATGACACCCTTTAAGATCAATTGAGTTCTCAATAAATCATTAAAAAGTTCAGTAAATTTCTTTCTTAATCTTTGAACAAATTTAGTAAATTTTAATTCATCTCTTGTAATTTCTGAAGCTCTACCAAGATTAAAACCTTGAGAAGATTCTAATCTACTTGTAGGAACATTTAAAGAACGATATAACTTTGATCTAAAGTATTCTATATCAGTAATCTCTCCTAGATTTTGACCACCAGGCAAAGTAGAAATATCAGTACCTCTACCACCTTCTCTACTTGGTAACCAGAAGTCTTCCAACATTGACATATAATTTCTGTCATCTCTAATCTCACCAGTAGAAGCGTCATAGACAAGTTTGTTTCTATATCTTGCCATTACATCTCTTAAATATTGTTCAGCTTTTACTTTTGGTAAATTACCAACGTCAATCTTAAATATTCTTCTTTCAGGAGCTCTTGCGATACGATAAATTACAGCAGCGTCTTCAATCATTCTTAATTGATTAACTGGTTTAATCGCCTTATGTAAATAAGACAATACCATATTTTTGTTTTGGTCAATTAATCCTGATGGACAAAAAGCAATAGTATCTGGTGCTATTTTTATACCAGCACCTGAAGTTGAACCAGATACACCTTTTTCATTGTAAACAAAGTATTCAACAAACTCATCTACAACTGAAAGGCCGTGTGGTACAGGACCATCTGGTCTTTTTTTTCTGATCTCTCTAATCTTTTTAACTTTACGAGGATCAATATATTTTAATTCTGTAATACCTTTTACAGGTGAATTTCTATCTATAATTTTATGATAGTAAATTCTGCCATCTACGTACCATCTTCTAAAGATGTCGTGGCCTTTTGTATTAAAGTTTAGTAATCTTAATACGTTTTTAAATTCGTCTTCTATTTTATTTCTTACTTCTTTTCCATAAGGTAAATCTGTAACATTTACTCTTACAGCGTCTTTCAATTCATTAGCGACAATAGCTTCGTTGACAATATCTTCAATTGCCATATCACACTCGGGGTGTAAAGCTACTTCTCTATATCTTCGTATTAGATCCGCCTCACTCTTTGCCGTACCTTCCATATCAAGGTACTGACCAAAATAACCACCAGCGGCAACAGTTTGTGTACCGTCATCTGCTTGGGTTGTTGTGAAGCTTTGTTTTGGATCGGCTTGTTTCTTAGCCCTTGTAATACTAAATCCAAATAATTCAGCCATAATTTATTCTCCTTTGTACTACTACTTATAATAGTTTTTAAAAGGCGGCCTGGAGAACCAGGCCACCTTTATTAATATTAAGTTGTAGTATTACTTTCAAAGTATTGGTACTCAAAAGTAACAGCAAATTCTTCAATTGCTGTCGCTTCGTCATACGATAGTTCAATCGGAGCTATATTTTGTGGATATAGTCCTCTCAATGTGTACGATTTAATTGTATTACCGTTTCTGTCAAGGTGGTCAACAAAAGCGTCAACTTGATAGTCAACTGGATTTGTTAATCCTTCATTGTCAGTCATATTGTTTATACCGTTTTGCCATCTTTCAAATGCGTTTCTTAATTTGAAATCTGTATCGTTAAAAACAGTAACCGACCAAGCAGGTATAGTTCTATCGCCAGCTATCTTAATTGATCTACCTCTAAAAGGTACATTGATATTGGCAACTTCCATACCTGGAATTGATGTAGCACGACATAAAAACGCTAAGTCTTCTATTTCGCCACCAACTTGTGCGTAACCAGGAAAAGGCATTGTAACCTTAAACTGATTGGCTCTAGCGCCACCGCCAGCAAGTTTAGCTTTGAAGTCATTTATATTTGGCATATTTAATTTCTCCTCTTTCTAAAATTACCCAGCGACTTCTTCAAAAGCCACGCCAGTTCTGGTTGCGACGAATTGTAAAGTAATAAAGTTGATACTTCTAGCAGGTTTCACAAAGATTTCTGCTACAAATTCATTTCTATCAATTACTTCGCCTGTGTTGTTAGTTTCATCACATACTACTAAAAAGTCTGTGATACCTCGTCTACCTTGTACTTCTCGTAAGAATGGCTCTACGATATTTCTAAAGTTCGCTCTTGTAAATTCATCATTGAACTCAAAAAGTTGAAATTTAGAAGCTGTAGAGATAGCCTTTTCTAAAGTAATGAAAAGTCTTCTTACATTGATTCTGTCAAAGGCAGATGGTGAAGATAATCCAGTTTTGTCACCAAAAAGAACTGTACCTTGACCTGGGAAAGTTGACACGGGGTTAACTCTCTTAGGATAAAGTTGATCTCTTTGTGATTTAGTTGGATTGTAAGCTAATTTAACAGCGCCTCTAATAATACCTCTATTAAAGCCTGCTGGTGAATACCAAGCATCTGCTGTTAAATCTGTTCTAGCCGCTAGGCCAGCAACATCACCGTTTAATGGTACATATCTATACACATCATTGTATCTGTCATAACAGTATTTGTAACCGCTATCAAACACAACATAACTTGATGATCTGATACTATCAAAGAATCCGATCACGTTATTTGTTTGTGTATTAGAGTTTGTAATATCAACTACGTCAGCTCTTTCTGGCGAAGCAAATAAAACAGCGTCTTTTCTGTTTTCTGCTATTGTGATAAGGTTATCAATGTGAGTTGCGTCACCTTTTCCTGCCATAATTAAACCAACATCTACAGTATCAGCGTCAGCAAATTTGTCATAAGCTGATTTTAATTCACCTGTAGTTACAGCTGAACCATCTGAACCGGCAGATAGTGATTCGTTAGTTGGTGTACTAACTGCTGTAAACGTAGTTGAAGCAGCAGCGCTACCCCAGTTAGAACCAGCTGTGTTGTGATCCATCCAGTAAATGTAATTAGATTGATTTTTAATTACAGTTGGATAGTAGTTAGTTCCACCTTGTGGTGTTTTAGCGTCTGAAGCTTTTGATAATTTAGAAAACGTTTCAATTACTTCTCCTGGAGTACCTGAAATACCGCCATCTTGGTCAACAACAACTACGTGGATTTCATCACCTGAACCTGATCTGTCAGATACATATGCTGAAGTTCCTGGAGCGCCGTCAACAGAGTCGTAATATCTCCATCTTCTTCTTATGTGAGCGTTATCTACTACAACCTTTTTTAAACCACCAGCACCTCTAGGGTGTTGTACGATTGTCAATTCGTTTGTAGAGATACTTGTTATTCTATATTCTTCGCCATCATCAAAATCAGCTGTAGCAGCTGTTGTTGAAAAGGCAACTATGTCACCAACATTAAAGTCAGTTCCGTCATCAACATCAATAGTTGTGTCGCCGATTGTTACATCAGCTTGATCAACAGATGATATTGAAGCGCCTGCTGTTGTTTGTTCATAGGCAGCTGCTGAAGGACAAGTAGAAACAAGTAAATTGTTTCCCCAAGCTCCTGCTGTTCTAGCTGCGAAAGTTCCTACTACGCCTGATCCATCTTCATAGTTTGATTCATAGTCATCAACATTTTTTACTTGTACACTTGAACCTGATGAGTTAGCGTTTGTAGAACCTGAGTTTGATGCTCGTACTACTCTCAAAGAATTAGAGTATTGTAGAAAGTTAGCGGCTGTAAAAAAGTATTCAAACGTAGTTGAATCTGGTTTGCCGAATGTATCTACAAGCTCTTGTTCACTAGAAATAGCCACGACCTCATCTAAAGGTCCTTTATTAAATTGACCAGCGACAGCACCAATTGATGTTGATACCGCAGGTATAATTCTAGTTAAATCTTTTTCTTGTACGAGAACACCTGGTGATACTTGAAATGCCATAGGTTTATTCTCCTCTTAATTAGCTAATTAACATTATTGTTATTCAAAAATCGTATTATTCATACGCCCATAGTCAAAGTTTCATTATACAGATATTTATAATAACCCAACATTACATACCTTTACGTATATCAATTGGACTCCAGACATCTCCGTATTCGTCAACTGTAGTCTGTTCGTGTTCGTTGATACCGTCATCTAAAAAACCAAACGGAGCCATATCTTGCTCTATTAGATTTTGTTGTTCCACATACATTTGTTGTCTAGCATTTGTATTGGTTAACTCTTTAAAATAAGGCTGATTAGACACCCACCCAAATATGACACAGCACATCATTAAATCGTCATTTGATCCGTCTTCGGCCTGATAACTTTGACCTCTTTTGGCAAATGTTGATATTTCTTCTATAATCTTAAAGGCGTTAATTATAAGTTTATCACCCTCAATAAGTGTCTTTATATTAGCACAACCTATTCGTTTAATTTGTTTAGTCATACGAACACCTAAAGATGTTCCTCGGCCACTATACATAGCACCTAGTATTTGACCAGCTCTTCCTTTTTGAGTTGTCATCATAAGATTATCATATTCAATCTCAAACTGTAAGGCTTCAGCAATTTGTTGGCCAATGTCATTAACTTCAGTTAAGATGTGAGCTCTGTTATATCCTTTACAAACTTGTTCTATAATATTAGGAAAGACAAATGGTTTTACTTCATTGTCTTTATATAAGGCCACCACCTTGTAAGGCATTTGTGTGACATCAAATACTATAAAGGCTGAGTAATCTTTGTCCACACCTCTGGATACGTCAACGGTACATATGTATGTGTGGCCTTTGATTGGTGCCTCAAAAACTTCTACACTACCTGAAGACTTTAAAGGATTCATATAAGCCATATTTTTAATTTTAGCAGGACTTATAAGTGTATTAACAGAGCCTAAAAATTCACATTCAAACTCTTGTTGAAATTGCTCAGGTGATGTATTTCTAATTGTTTGTTCTTTCCAGGCCTCATCTCTACCAGGAACTTCCGACCAATGTACTTCTATGGGTATATAATCGTTTCTTTTATTTTCAGCGTCTGTCCATAATTTGTAAAACTGATTCATACCATAGGGTGTTGATACAATAATCATCTTTGTATTTTTACCAGATGAGATTGTAGGATAAACTGAACTAAAGAAAGATTCGGCAATATTTGTAGGTACAAAGGCAAACTCATCAAGGAATATTATATTATAAGAACCACCCCGAATGGCACTTGAAGAAGTAGCGGCCGCCACAATCGTTGATTTATTTTCTAATTCAATATTACCTTTGTTCCAGTTTATAACTCCTTGTTGCATCCACTTTGGTAAGTTTTCATAAGCAAGTTGTAGTCTACCTAATATGTCTCTAGCAGTAGAAGATTTATTGGCAAGTAAGGCTATGTTTGAATTTGGATTAAACAAAGCAAAGTGTAAAAGATAAGAAATAGTTGTTGTTGATTTACCAGATTGTCTTGGCAGTTTACAAATTGTAAATCTGTTATTGTGAATAGTATCAACTATCTTTCTTTGAAAGTCATACATTTTAAAAGGCACAAGTCCTTCATCAAGTGAAACAATCCTTATATAATTTTCCATAAAATATAAAGGGTCTTTGGCACACTTTTGATATTCTTTAATTTGTTCCTGTGTAAACTCAACAGGCGTGTTTACCTTTTTAAGATTGGGGTTTCCCAAATATGCATCAGTCATTTAATATAATACCTTCTATATGAGTATATCCTAATTTTTTGGCCATTGTAACTCTTTGATTACCTTTGACAACTGAATACTTTTTTTCTTTATATAATTTACCATTTACTCCATATCTAGGAGTTTTTGAAATTTCGTGTTGATTGATTTCTATTGGCTGTATCATATTGAAGTCTTTTGATAAATCTTGTAAGTAAACACCGTTTTGTTCGTAATACTTAATATAAGTTAAATCACTTATCTTTAGTATCTGTTTCTTTGGGTGTGATGTTTTTGCTTTTAGTATCTTCATCATTTTTCAACATCTTTTGTAGTTCAGCTGTTGAGCCTACAAATAAGGCATTTTTAATATTTTGATTGGCTGTTTTTGGAACATCTTTTAAAGATTTAAGTTTGCCTTGTAAGTCTTGTAACTTATCTACTGTATCAGCCACATTTTTGATACCAGCTAAGGCCACTTCATAGGCTCTTGGATGTTGGCCTTCTTTAGCAACATCTAATATACCTTGTATGGCTTCTTGGCCTCTTTCAATTAAATTATAGTAATTCTCTCTACTATAATCGTAATCATTATCAATGTCGGCTTTTTGTTTATCTTCTCTACGTGGCACTAAAGGTTTAAACTCTTTAGTTTCCTTAGGCTCTTTTGATTCAATGCCTAATATCTCGTTAACCTTTTCTTCTAATTTACTCATATTACTATTTATGAATAAACTATTTGTTTAATTTCATTCCTTTGAAATAACTAGGTAAACCTAAATGAGGTCGGCCATCAAAAATATTTTCTTCAGAATTGCCAACTTTAGAGTTTACATCATTGTAATGTAAAAATACTTGAGCACAATCTTCACCTAAAAAGACTTCTCTCCAGTGTTCTAATATCATACC